CCGCCCGCATCCGGTCGTGCGCGCTGCATACGGCGAGTTCTATTACGAAATGCGGGGCAGCCTGAATGAATGGGGCCGCCTGACCAAGGGGCAGGAGCAGGCCGTGCTGCGGATGATCGAGCAGGCTCACGAGCGCATCGCCGCCCGCGAGGCCGCCAAGGCCGAGAAGGCCGCCACCGCCAAGCACATTGGCACGGTCGGCGAGCGCCGCGACTTTGATCTGACCATCAAGTTCATGGCCTCTTTCGAGACTCAGTTCGGCCTCACCGTCGTGCATGTCATGGAAGACGCCGACGCCAATGTGGTCGTCTATAAGGGCTCCAAACAGATCGGCGACAAGGGCGCGCAGATCAAAATCAAGGCGACCATTAAGGACCATGACTACCGCGATGGCGTCGCCCAGACCATCATCAGCCGCCCGAAGGCAAAGTGAGGGGCTTCGGCCCCTATCCTGCCACAAACCGGACTTTAGTGGAGCGCTGTCACCTATCTTGTGCCAGTGCGCTGAAGCACCTTTCCCCTATAAATAAGGGGGGGCATATTTAGCAGATTTTTTCTGATATAATCATTTTGTCGAAATAGTTTCTGGAGCCTAGATGCCGCCCGCCCCATTACCGCGCAAAGTCGCTCAACTGATGAAGCGCGAGATCGAGAAGGCTTTGCGTGATGGCTACACGCCGCCGGGCGTGCATAGCGGTCCCGGCGGGCAAATAGCGGCCATGACGATTGCCGCCCAGCGGCTAGGGATCGCCCGCGCCACGATGCAGGGCCGTGTCGCCATCATGGAGCGGATGGGGATCGTGCCTGACTGGTCGATCTATCGCGCGCCAGACGTTGTCGGATCAGGCGTCAATCTTGCTGATGAGGTTAAGTCGCTCAAGCGCCGCCTGAAAGAAATGGAAGAGGCCGACACCATCGACAAGGCTATTTTGGCGGTCATTGGCAAGATGGCGTCTACGCCAGTAGAGCCACCTAAATGGACTACGGCTGCTGGAGGGAAGGGCGATGGCAAGCACATTCCATTGACGATATGGTCAGACTGGCATGCGGGCGAAGTCGTAAACCCGAAAGAATTGCACGGGTTGAACGAATATAATTCCCAGATCATGGAACGTCGCGCCCGTGCTTTAGTCGAGAAAACGATCCACCTGTGCCGCAATCACGGGCCGGGCAATTATAGCGGCGCTGTTGTCTGCCTGCTGGGAGATTTCATTTCTGGCGGCCTGCACCCCGAATTGCTGCGATCTGACGAGCTAACCCAGATGCAGGCGGCGCTTCATGTCCGCGATGTTCTGGCATGGGCGCTGGAGCGGATGGCCGATGAGTTCAAGGCAATCTATGTGCCTTGCACCTCCGGCAATCATGGCCGGAACACCCACAAGCCGGAGTATAAAGGCACGGTTTACACGAATTTCGACTGGTTGATTTACGAGATGCTGATCCGGCATTTTGCGCAAGATAAGAGGATCAAGATTGACAACCCGCCTACGAACGAAGTCCACTTTCGGATTTTCGGTCAGAGATATCTGGCCACCCACGGCGACATGCTGGGCGTTCGAGGCGGTGACGGGATTATCGGATCAATCGGGCCGATCATGCGCGGGTCGTTAAAAGTCGGCAAGCAAGCGTCGTCATTCGGGCGGGATTTCGACTTTTTGTTGATGGGACATTGGCACCAGCCGCTCTATCTGCCGGGCATCATCGTGGCGAACAGCCTGAAGGGCTTTGATGAATACGCTGCCAAGTCTCTGAGAGCCCCGCCGTCGGTCCCGTCCCAGCCTCTGGTGTTTGTGAACGAGCGGTATGGCCACGTTTCCTATTCTGAAATATTTCTTGAGAAACCCTTGGGCGAAACATCATCAGCATGGGGGCGGTCATGAGCGAAGATGAAGTAGAATACATCGAGCGGGATGCCGATGGCATTCCTCACTTTTATGATGTTGCCGCCCAGCGCGCACAGGCGCTCCAATTCCTGCTGACCGCCTGCGTTCACATGAAAGACGAGCGCGCCGTTGAATTGGCCTATGCTATGGCCGATGTTCTGATCCGCAGCATCGACGCCAAGGCGGTGCGCGTTGTGAAATAATTGTGCGTAAGATTGCTGCATGTTTTACAGAATAAAACGGCAGGAATATATTACGCAGGCCAAAACAGGAGCAAACCATGCTGAAACAATTTCTGGACGAATATCAAGTATCGAAAGCCCGTGCGGCTGAAATCGCCGGATCGACCACTCGCACGGTTGATAATTGGCTAGCCGGTAAAAATCCTACGCCGCGATCAATCATGTTGATCATGGAGGCCGTTCGTGAAGGCAAGGTTGATCTGGAATGGATCGAAGCCAAGGCGAGATCGGTAGGACAGAAAAACAATGGCGAATAAAAATCAATGGCCAGCCGATCATGTTGAGCGGCGGTCGGTCGAGAGCCTGATACCGTATGCCCGGAACGCTCGAACGCATTCGGATGAACAGGTCGCTCAGATCGCCGCCAGCATCAAGGAATGGGGCTGGACGACGCCCGTTCTGGTAGACGAGGACGGCCAGATCATCGCAGGTCATGGGCGCGTTATGGCGGCGCGAAAGCTGGGAATTGAAGAAATCCCAGTCATGATTGCGAGCGGCTGGACCGAGGCGCAGCGGCGGGCTTACGTTCTGGCGGATAATCAGCTTGCGGCGAATGCTGGTTGGGACATGGATTTGCTGAAGGTTGAGATTGGCGATCTCGATGTTGCCGGTTTTGATCTTGATCTGATCGGCTTTGACGACAAAACGCTTGCAGGATTACTTGAGGAGCAGACGGAAGGGCTAACCGATGAGGACGCGGTCCCTGATGTGCCTGCGGAGCCGGTGACCGTTCTTGGCGATGTGTGGACGCTGGGGCGGCATCGGCTGATGTGTGGATCGTCAACAGAAGCTGATACGGTCGCTAAACTGCTAGGAGACGTGAAGCCGCATTTAATGGTGACTGATCCACCGTATGGGGTGGAATATGATGCGGATTGGAGGAATAAGGCAAAACGATCTGACGGAACGCCGATAGGCGCGTCGGCTATTGGAGTTGTTAAAAACGACGACAAAGCCGACTGGCGAGAAGCGTGGGCGCTGTTCCCCGGCGATGTGGCGTATGTTTGGCACGCTGGAAATATGGCGCACATTGTTGCCGATAGTTTGCTTGCTTGTGATTTCGGTATCCGCTCACAAATCATATGGGCGAAAAGCCAATTCGTTATTGGTCGCGGTGATTATCATCCGCACCACGAGCCTTGCTGGTATGCTGTCAAGAAGGGCAGAAAAGGTCATTATGATGGTGGCCGCAAGCAATCAACACTATGGCAGATCAACAAGCCGCAAAAGTCAGAAACAGGCCACAGCACACAAAATCCGGTTGAGTGCATGAAGCGCCCAATCGAAAATAACTCATCGCCGGGCCAAGCCGTTTATGAGCCGTTCTCCGGTTCAGGAACAACAATCATCGCAGGCGAAATGACCGGGCGGCACATCTATGCCATCGAACTGAACCCGGCCTATGTCGATGTCGCTATCAAACGCTGGCAAGACTTCACAGGCCAAGAGGCAGTCCACGCAGAGACTAGAAAGAAATTTAATGAGATGATCCATGACAACACAATCACACAAGCCTGACGAACGATCTAGAAAGCAAGTCACCTTGATGGCCGGGATTGGCATCAAGCATGATGATATTGCCCGCATCATTGGGATCAGCGACATAACGCTGCGGAAGTATTACACGAAGGAATTGGCTGAATCGAAGTCAATCCTGAATACGCAGGTGGCGTCAAACTTATTTCGCATTGCTACCAGCAACGAAAAGGGCGCTGTCGCTGCTGCAATTTTCTGGATGAAAACCAGAGCGGGATGGCGCGAGACGGTCAATCTAAGCAATGAAGATGGATCGTTGAAGCCGGAACCGGTTCAAGTGGCTGTTATGGCAGCATTGAAAAAAGTCCATGATGACATCTGAAGAACACGCTAAAATACTTGGGCGGCTTTATCCTTATACAAAATACATTTTCAAAGCCCGCAAAGGCGTTGCAATGCTGGAGAATTGGCATCAGCGACGTATTTGCGAGGCGTTGGAACGCGTTATTGTTGGAAAGACCAATCGACTTATCATCAATATACCGCCGCGAGCAGGCAAAACAGAGATTGCAGTCAAAGCATTTATATCGTGGGCTATGGGCTTATATCCAGATTGCGAATTTATTCACGCCAGCTATAGCAAGCGCCTTGCGACTTCAAACGCATACGAAGTTCGCGCCATAATGCAATCTGATGAATATCGAAAAGTATTTCCTTGGACGGCATTGCAAGACGATAGCAAAGCCAAGGATGAATTTCGCACAAAACAAGGCGGCATTGTTTATGCCACTGGCGCAGACGGAACCATAACGGGCTATGGCGCCTCAAAGATGCGTGAAGAATTTGGCGGCGCGATCATCATTGACGATCCGCATAAGGCAGGCGAGGCAACTTCGCAGATCATGCGTCAAAACGTGATCGACTGGTATCAGAACACCATCGCCAGCCGCCTGAATAAATCAGATGGACCGATCATCATAATCATGCAGCGCCTACACGAAGAAGACCTTTCCGGCTGGCTGCTGGGTGGCGGATCGGGCGAGCAATGGGAACATCTAGTTATTCCGGCTCGCTTGCCTGATGATCGATCCTTCTGGGAGAAACAATTTCCAGACGATATGCTTAGGCGACTTGAAGCATCATCGCCTTATGTTTTTGCCGGGCAATATATGCAAAGCCCATCACCGATTGGCGGAGGCATCTTCAAAGAAAACTGGTGGCAGATGCTTGACCAGCCGCCTCCCATCTTATGGCGCTCGATCTATGCTGACACGGCGCAGAAAACAAAAGAGCAGAACGATTATTCAGTGATGCAATGCTGGGGGCGGACTGTAAATGGCCAAGCCGTATTGCTTGATATGGCGCGCGGAAAATGGGAGGCGCCGGAATTGGAAACGATGGCGCGCGCATTTTATTCCAAGCATAAGGCGATCGAGAATATGGGGGCGCTGCGAGCCTTCAAGGTTGAGGACAAGGTCAGCGGGACCGGCTTAATCCAGAAATTAAAGCGCGAAGGCATCCCGATGATAGGCATTCAGCGTGATCGAGATAAAGTTTCGCGGGCGTTTGACAGTGCGCCTTTTGTCGAGAGCGGTAATGTGATAATTTTGCGCGGCGTTCCGCATTTGGCGGATTTTCTAAGCGAGGCGGCTTTGTTTCCAAATGCGGCGCATGACGATATGATCGACGCGGCTATGTCCGCTATTTCCGATATTCTTGCCGCGCCTGCTGCGCCGTCAATTCGCTCTTTGTGAGGTCATGAAATGGACTTGCTAAAAATATTTCGCAGGCAAGAAGCCAAGGAAAGCGCCACAGGTAAAATCCTGATTACAAATCCGGGCCAACCGATATGGTCGCCGCGAAATTATAAGCAATTCGCTGAAGAAGCCTACGGGAAAAACGTAGTAGCATATCAGTCGGTTAATAAAATTGCAGAAGCGATTTCGTCTGTTCAGATGATGGTTTTTCGCGGCGAGCAGGAATTAAGCGATCATCCACTATTGACGTTGCTGGATCGGCCTAACCCGATGCAATCCGGCTCTGATTATTTGCAAGCGAAAATAATCTATTTGATGCTAGCTGGAAATGGTTACGAGGAACGCGTCAAGATTGGCAAGGAAGTCCGCGAACTTTATCAGCTTCGCCCGGATCGGATGAAAATCATTCCGTCAAATAATGGCGTTCCAGCAGCTTATGAATATGAAGTTGGCGGGCGAAAGGTGCGATTTGACGTTGATCCAAGAACTCTGGATTGCGATCTGCGCCATCTGAAATTATTTAATCCAACAAATGATTGGTATGGCCTAAGCCCGGTTGAGGCGGGAGCGTATGCCATCGACCAATTGAATGAAAGCATGGCTTGGCTTCAGGCGTTGCTTCAGAATAGCGCTCGCCCGTCCGGCGCGCTTATCATGAAGGATGGCGGCAGCCTTTCGGATGATAATTTTAACCGGCTGAAAGCCCAAATTGAAGACCAGTATTCTGGCAGTCGTAACGCCGGGCGCCCGATGCTGCTGGAAGGCGGTCTTGATTGGAAGCAAATGGGCTTGTCGCCAGCCGATATGGGCATAATTGAAGCAAAATTCAGCGCAGCCCGCGATGTCGCGCTTGCCTTTGGCGTTCCGCCTTTGCTGCTGAATATTCCCGGCGATAATACATATGCGAATTACAAAGAAGCCCGTCTTGCGTTCTGGGAAGATACTGTTTTGCCGTTGCTCAATCTGATCGTTAACGATTGGAACAACTGGCTTGCTGCGCCTTATGGCGTTGAAATACGCGCAAATATTGACGAAATACCTGCGATTTCTGAAAAGCGAATGATGCTTTGGGAAATGGCTGACAATTCTCAGGATTTAACTGTCAACGAGCGTCGCGCCATGAAGGGCTATGAGCCTATTCCCGGCGGCGATGTGGTTCCGTTGCTTATGAAATCGCCAGCGCCAGTGTCATCAATCCCGCCAGATTTAACAGCAGAAGACATTAAGGCGCTGGCGTATGGCTTGGACTATAAGGCGGACGGCTATCAGCCAACCGAAGCCATGGCGACGGAAGCAGAACGCGGGCTTGAATGGCGGCGCGAATTTAATCGAGGCGGCACAGAAGTAGGCGTTGCCCGCGCGCGAGATATTAGCAATCGCAAAAACCTTTCAGCCGATACTGTCAAGCGAATGGTCAGTTATTTCGCGCGCCATGAAGTCGACAAGCAAGGTCAAGGCTGGTCGCCCGGCGAGAAGGGCTATCCGTCAGCCGGGCGAATTGCATGGGCGCTATGGGGCGGCGATCCCGGCAGGGCTTGGGCAAACAAGATCAATCGTCAATTGGATGACGAATAATGTTGCGCGCATGGATGGACGAAAACCGCCAACGCGAGTGGCGGCGACAAATGTCGCTTATGGAGCGGCTAGAAAATAAATTTGTCGCCAACTTATCCACAGAAATATACAAAGCCAGTGCGGAAATGGTTTCGGCATGGAAAATAACGCGCGAAGTGACCCCGGCGCGAGGCTTTCATGACAGGCTGGAAAATATTTACAAGGATATGATCACGGCTTCGGTTGTTTCATTTGGCGTTCGCATTTGGCAGCAAGGCAAAAATGCTGGCGTTCAATTAGAACAAAAACAGGATTTCGCTCAAATCATGCTGGCGGAAGCCATGCGATATTTATCAAGAGAAATCATCAGGCGACGAATAAGCGGCGTTGAAATGGAAACGCGCCAGAATATTATTCGAGCAATCGCGCGCGGCTACGTCGAAGGGCTTGGCCAAGATGGCATTGCAGATATGATTATGGACACAATGGAAGGAATTTCACAATGGCGCGCAAGAATGATTGCGCGCACAGAAGTTCATGGCGCCGCAAATTATGGAGCCTATGAGGCCGCGAAAAAGACCGGACTGCCCATGCAAAAAGAATGGATTTCCGCCATAGACAAGCGAACGCGCTCTTTGGATGCTGGGGATGAATTTGGCCATTTGGAATTTAATGGCACCAAGGTTGGCATGGATGAGGCGTTTGTATTTACTTCTAAGCAAGGCACAGAAGATCGTCTGATGTATCCGGGCGATCCTGACGGGGCGGCTGGCAATGTAATTAACTGCCGCTGCACGACCGGATTTGTGGTCGATACAGAGGCTTTGTTGTGATAGCTGAAAAATCTGATATATTTCCGCAATGCCAAAGCCAAACCGGAATGAAAGACGAGATGATTTTTTGGAGCGCTGCATGGGCGATCAGGAAGCAATTTCCGACTTCCCAGATGCCGATCAGCGTTACGCGGTTTGCCAGTCATTCTGGGAAGATAGGGCGAAAGATATGAGCGAACATATTCAGCGCAAATCGGTTTCGTTGGATTTGAAAAAAGAGCCTGATCAGGATGGCGTCTTTGAAGGTTACGCAAGCGTTTTTGGTATTGTCGATCAAGGCATGGATGTTGTCGAGCGCGGCGCATTTATGAAAACGCTTGGCAAGCGCAAAATCAAAATGCTTTGGCAGCACGACACACAGCAACCAATCGGCGTCTGGGATGAGGTGCGTGAGGATGAACGCGGCCTGTTTGTGCGCGGGCGTATCCTGAAAGAAGTCGATAAGGGCCGCGAAGCCATGGCACTCCTGCGGGCTGGCGCTATTGATAGCATGTCAATTGGTTATCGTGCTATGGAGAGCATCGAAGAAGGCGGCGGTCGCATTCGAAAGCTAACTGAAATCGACCTGTTTGAAATTTCTCTTGTGACGTTCCCGATGCTGCCGGATGCAAAAATAACGGCAGTTAAATCAATCAAAACGGAACGAGAGTTTGAGGCTTTCCTGCGAGATGCAGGATACAGCCGCAAAGAAGCCACGGCGCTAACGCTGCACGGCTTCAAAGCACTTACCGGACTGCGGGACGCTGGATCGGATGAAGGTGCGAAAACTGAGGGTCTTTCTGACCTTTTGTCTCACATCCAAAATCTGAAAACGAGGCTAACCAATGTCTGAAGAAATCAAGCAGGCCGCTGCGGCGGTCGACTCACTTAACCGCGCTTTCGACGAGTTCAAAAAGGCGAACGATGCTCGCCTTGCTGAAATTGAAAAGAAAGGCGCTTCTGATCCTGTTCTTGATGCCAAGCTGGCCAAGATCGAAGCGGATATGCAGAAGGCTCAGGAGATTGCTGACGAAGCGGTTCTTGCTTCAAGGCGCGCCAATCGCATTGTGACCGACGAAAAGGGCGACAAGATCGACCTTGATGTCAAAGCACAAGAATGGGCGTCTATGCTGGCCAAGCGTCGCGGCGAAACCATCCCTGCGTTTGATCGCGCCGGAATGGACGCCTACAAGACCGCCTTCGACCGTATGCTTCGCAAGGGTGAGGAAGTGATGGGGCCGGACGAGCGCAAGGCGCTTTCAGTCGGTTCCGATCCTGACGGCGGCTATGTCGTGAACCCGGATACGTCTGGCCGCATCGTTCAGAAGGTGTTCGAGACTTCGCCAATGCGTGCTTATGCGAGCATTCAGGCGATTTCTTCTGATGCTCTTGAAGGTCTTTTTGATCTTGACGAAGCATCTTCGGGCTGGGTTGGCGAAACACAATCGCGCGCCGAAACGGACACGCCGCAACTTGGCAAGTGGCGTATTCCTGTCCATGAAATTTATGCGAAGCAACATGCAACGCAAAAACTTTTGGACGATGCCTCTATCAACATGGAAGCATGGCTTGCGGCAAAGGCTGCGGAGAAATTCGCCCGTGAAGAAGCCAATGCCTTTGTCGTCGGTAATGGCGTTAACAAGCCGCGCGGCTTCTTGACCTATGCGGACGGCACTACGCTGCCCGGCACCATCGAGCGTTTTGACACCGGCGTGAACGGCGCTTTTGCGGCTGCTCCCAACGGTGGCGATGTTCTGATCAACGCGCTTTATGGCCTCAAGGCTCAGTATCGCGCGAACGCGACATGGTTCATGAACCGCGCAACGCTTACCCTGACGCGCAAGCTGAAGGACAGCGATGGTGCCTATCTTTGGTCGCCCGGCATTGCTGCTGGTCA